GTAGATGCAGTAGCATCTTTGCCCGAAGTAGATGCAGTAGCATCTTTGCCCGAAGTAGATGCAGTAGCATCTTTGCCAGAAGTAGATGCAGTAGCATCTTTGCCCGAAGTAGATGCAGTAGCATCTTTGCCCGAAGTAGATGCAGTAGCATCTTTGCCCGAAGTAGACGCAGTAGCAGACAATACTGATTATAGCAGACTGCGTGTTATTGATCTAAAGAAAATAGCAAACGAAAAATTATTAGCCCCATCTGCAAAAATTAATTCTATGAAAAAACAACAATTAATTAATTTAATAACAAAAAAAGACTCAGAATAATTATCTTTATCTAATATAATGAGTTGGGGCACTTGTAATTCAGGTTCTAATAATATACATTTCGATTTTCCACCAATTATGGATGATGGTAGAAACTATGCCACGTGGCAACCTGGCGCTGTAATAAATGAAAGAATACGGCAAAATCAAGATATTAAAACAAATTGGCAATATCGTAAATATCTAACAGAAAATGCAGATTCTATTATAAAACAAAATCAAATAGCTGCATGTAATGAATGTTGTAGTTGTCCAGCGCGATACACTGATCAACCTAGTCACAGTCCTACAGCAGATGAAATAAGAAAAACTCGCATGCATAAAGTAAGTGATACACCACCATTTTTATATAAATCATGTACAGATAATAGTCAACCATATGGCTATGAAAATAGTGATTTAAAGTCTGAGTATTTATCTGAATATCAATTACAAAGCCGTATGGTTACGCCTGTTCTCACACAGGCACAATTATTACAACAAGGCTATCCAAATTATGATTAAGGTAGTATGTTGACAATTAACTTTTATATTAAGTAATTAAACATAATATGTTTTATAATACATATTATGTTAATTTTGAGCATTGATGTCGGTATTAAGAATTTAGCATATTGTATATTAGAAACAAATCATGCAGACTCATTTAGTATTGTAAAATGGGATGTAATTAATTTATGTCCTGACGAACCTAGATGTAGCGCATTAGTAAAACAAAGTATATGTAATAAAAAAGCAACTTTTAGAAAAAACAATGCCTGTTTTTGTAAGACGCATGCAAAAAATGCATCCTATCTTATACCAGATACCTCTACAAGTGCCCAAACATTAAGAAAGTTAAATATTACAGAATTAGAACATTTAGCAAAAACGTATCAAATAGATATCTCCGGCATTAAGCATACAAAAAAAGATTATTTATCTATAATTATTCCCGCAATAAAGGAAAAATCATTTGATATCATAAAAAAAAACTCGGCGTCAGAAATGAGTTTGGTTCATATAGGCATTGCAATAGAACGCGAGTTAGATAAACAAATCCCATTATATGGCATTAAACAAATTATTATAGAAAATCAATTAAGTCCATTAGCAAGTCGAATGAAAACAATACAAGGTATGCTAGCACAATATTTTATTATGCGCAAATTACAAAATATAGTTTTTGTTTCTGCTACTAACAAATTAAGGCCATTTTTAAAAGATAAAAAGGAAAAACCGAAATATGCAGAAAGAAAACTACTAAGCATTCAGTTTACAAAATCCATGTTGGATAAAAATATTATAAATAGACACTGGATTTCATTTGTCACCTCTCACACAAAAAAAGATGATTTAGCGGATTCTTTTTTACAAGGTATATGGTATCTCAATCAACAAAAATTATTAGATAATAAGTTATTTGATAATAAGTTATTTCAAGAGTAAATGTAGAGTAACAATTTGAAATTCACTATATAATAATTATAACGCGGACAACTTAAAATTAAATATTCTAATATAATCATAAGAAAATGGATATCGATGCTGAAGTAATAGATTTAAAAAATATTGGAGACACTCCTACGATTAGTCTATCTAAAACAGATGATGGTCCAAAAACGCCTACCAATGTTCCAACAAGTAAATCTTCTGTTAATTTTGGAGGAGGTCTAGAATTATTAATGAACGACAAAAGAAAATCGGATGGTTCAAAGGCAAATACAAAAGATGTTGGATTAGAAGATCTAAATGATTTAGAAAATCAATTAAATGATTTAACCGATGATATAAATAATGAAAAAACGAAATCTAAATCAGGGCTATTTAATCAGGCTTTGCATGGCGGAATAAAATTAAAGCTAGATGACACAAGTGATTCAATAAATAACAATGACCAAAAAGGAAGCTCGCCAAGTGTTGCATTTACACCAGCGGAATCAGCTCCTATTCGGGAAGATAGTAATATAGGAAAAGCTACTGCATCATCATCAAAAGAACAGAAAGATAACAATACATGGGATGGTTTTAAAAAATTTAATGATATTCCTCTAAATCCAGATCAGGAAATTGCTGATAAACCAAAACTGTCTCCGGAAGAATTACTTAGGGAAAAGTTTAAGGCATTGCGAAAACTCGAAGACTTGGAGAGAAAAGGCGTGAAATTATCAAAAAGATATTCAATGGAGTCGGATCTTGCCGAAATGCAGGGTGAATATGAAATGATAATAGATGAGAAAGAAAGATCGAATAGTTGCAAATTTCAAGGCCGCATGTTGATGGCGGCGGTAACTGGAATTGAATTTCTCAATAATCGATTTGACCCTTTTGATGTTAAGCTAGACGGTTGGTCAGAACAAATTAATGAAAATATTGAAGATTATGATGAAATATTTGCAGAATTGCATGAAAAATATAAGTCCAAGGCCAAAATGGCTCCAGAATTAAAATTATTATTCCAGCTAGGAGGTTCTGCTATCATGGTGCATATGACAAACACTATGTTTAAGAGTTCCATGCCGGGTATGGACGATATTATGCGACAAAATCCAGAGTTAATGCAACAGTTTACACAGGCTGCAGTAAATAGCATGGGTGATACTAGTCCAGGATTTGGTGGATTTATGAATAGCGTAATGGGTAACGAAGGCGGTGGAAACAATAGACCCATGCCACCGATGCCACCCCCTAGTATGCAGCCTGGTCCTCCTCCGGCACCAATGCGCACACAAACTGCTAGAAGCCAGCGCGCGCAGGCCGCACCACAACGTCCCGACATTAACGCAGCGCGTGGTGAAGAGCGAGATGGGATTAGTATTGAAGAACAATTTGGTTCTGCTGGTTCATCACAACCCGAAAGATCTACGCGAGAGGCTCGACCGGAAATGAAAGGACCCTCTAATATAAGTGATTTACTTTCTGGACTAAAAACAAAAAATATAAATATAAACGAAGAAGCTCCCAAAAAAGAGAAAAGCACAATTAGTATTCAGGAGTTGAAAGAAATTTCAAATGCAAAAGCACCTTCTAGGTCAAAACGTAGACCCAAAAGTGAAAAAAATACAGTTAGTCTTGAATTATAATTGTGCAAGTGAGTAATATTTATAGTATCATTTGCATGTATAGTATCATTTGCATGTATAGTATCATTTGCATGTATAGTATCATTTGCATATATAGTATCATTTGCATATATAGTATCATTAATGTATATAATAATATATGAATAGTAACATCATTTCACAAAAATCATTATTTTCAATGCTCTCATTATTATATAATCGTGGGTGTAATTTTCCGGTAGAATTGCAGATTATACAGTTCATTTCATTATTATTTTCATTAAAATACTTTGACGAACACCATTCTTGAAAACAAGGTTTATGTATATAATAATTGCATTTGCATTTCCTATCACACATATAATTGTCTATGTGTAATAATTGATCCGTTTCGCGTTCTTTATCTAAACAAATCACGCATTCCTGAGACGAATTCTCTATTGTGTTTGTTTGTAAAAAAGATGACAAAAATTTGAAACATCTACACATATAATATTCCATTATTTAATAGTAAAGATTAGTATAATATATAAAGTATATTTATACAATTTGATAAATAAACGTATACAACAAAATTGATCCCTTAATTCATATTATTATTTATGTAATAATATGAAGTTCATTCTTATTGATGGCAGTTATTACATATTTTATCGCTATTATGCTTTAAAAACATGGTGGTCACATGCTAATAAAAGTTTTGGAGGCGCAGCAGAATGTGGACCAAATAATACAGTATTTATGGATAAGTTTCGCACAGTATTTATAAAATCTATTCAAGATCTTCCAAAAACCATCGGAATTTCAAAGACAAAGAAAGAGATGGCTAATGATCCACCTATAATTATGGTTGGAAAAGATTGTCCCCGTGCTGATATTTGGAGAACAAAAATCCATCCAACATATAAAGATGGGCGTGCAAGTGACAATGATATTGGTGCAGCATTTTCCATGGTTTATAAAGAAGATTTATATACAAAGGGTGGTTCTAAGTCAATACTGAGTGACCCTTCATTAGAAGCAGATGACTGCATTGCAATTACTGCTCGTCATATTGTAGATACTTATCCTGATGCACATGTTTGGATCATAACTAGTGATATGGACTATTTACAATTGTCAAGTGATAATATTCATCTCTTTACAGCAAATGGAAAATCACTAACAAACAAAAAAGATTCATGGAATGATCCAAAGAAGGATTTGTTCTGCAAGATTGTTTCTGGTGACAAAAGTGATAATATTACTGGGGTATTTGCAAGATGTGGTATGAAAACCGCCGGTAAATATTACGACGATCCTGAATTGTTTACTAGTAAACTTAAACAAACTCCCGGCGCAGAAGAAAAATTTAAATTTAATCAAACCCTTATTGATTTTGACAATATACCTCCAGAATTTGTAGAAAGATTTCGTAAAGATTGTCTAAAATTATAATAAAAAATATATGGATGTCATTTACATGTAGTAGAATTCATGTGATGTAAACTATATGTATTTAATTGTCACGGTTTTTTCTAGTGATTCTTATATTTCTACCTCTTTTTTTAGTATATTTCTTTTTTCCGCCCCCATTATTATACTGATATTTTCCAAAATAATCATAAAAGGGGTTTCTATTGCTCCTACTCTGGAAACGGCTACGCCTGGTTTTCTTACTATTAGATATTCTACTAAACAATTTATTTTTACGTAGAAGGTCTTCTAACCTATCTAAATATGCTGCTTTCTTCTCTAATTCGATTTCTAATTCATCAATTTTGTCCATATCAATATCCGACCGTGAAATTTCTAAACGTTCCAATTCTCGCTGTAATTTTCTATATTTAACGCGTTCACTATTATATGCGTCTATTAATGCTCTTTTATCACTTTCATCAATTGATGGTGATATTTTTTTAACATTTGCATCTATATCAAAAAAATCAAAAATATTAGGAAACATTTTGGTAAGTTGTTTTTTTAGTTGAGCTTTTTTCCCACCACAATCGTAATATACCAGAGTATCTTGTGGTTTACTGGAATCAAAAACTTTTAAGGCAACAGATACAACATTAACTCCTCGCTGTTTTTGTATTTTTGTTGGCGTTACATTTATAATTGAATAACTCTTACCTTGTAAACTTAGCTGTTGGCGTTGTTTAAAAAATAATTCTAACAAAAAAGTAATATTTTCAGCGAAACAATTTGGTGGACAGTCATTTTTAGAATTTTTACTGGAAATATACTCCTTTTCTGCATATGATAATGCTTTTTGTAGTGTCTTTTTTGTAGTAAATTGATCAACCGCTGAATCATCATCGGGCAATAAATCTTGTTTTATATCATTACGTAATTGTTGTAGTTGAGATTTTGTGATTGTGCTGTCTCCAGAGTTTTGAGTATTTTCTTTTTTTAAATAAGCTATTTTTATATTCCATGCTTGTTTTGCTTTTTGATTTAATTCATCTTGCATGGTTTGTTTGCTATCATCTTTTTCACTAGATTGTTCTTGTAGTTCAGTTTTTTCAGTTGGGGTTATTTTTTTTTGCTGAGATTCTAATCTTCTGAAAAACCGCCTTGATTTATTTTCATCAGTAAATATTTTTACAGCAAGTTTGACATTATCTAAATTATATTTTTTAAACAATGCCTTCGTATATTTTATTTTGTCTGTAAAATAGAATGTCGATGCTGTTAATTTTGATAATTTAGATGAAGATGATTTTGATGATGTGTCGACATCGGTAATCATATTTGACTTGAATGATACGTTAGATTTAACTATATCGCCAATAATATCTAAATATATTCGTAATTTATTTGGCCCTCCAGACATAATCTTATATTATCACTATAAAAAGATTATTGCAATTTATTAGATTATTAGATTACTTATAATCTATTCCGCACACCGAACACTTTATTTATTTGCATCTAAATAACTAAGAAATTCTCCTTGTTTATGCTTCTCTTTTTGAAGCTGAGCTTTTCTTAATATGTCAAGAGCCTCCTTCTCTTCTTTTTCAGAAATAATGTTATCTTTATTTTTATCAATTGCATAGGATATATTTTTTAGACGATTCGGCATGATACACAATTTACTATTTTCATTTAACAGATAGTCTGATAAAATGATAAACGCTGCCGTCATTAATATAGAAATGATAATATCATGTGTTCCCATAAAAACAATTGCAAAAATCAATATTTCTCTCCCCAGTCCATTACGAAGCGCCTGTTCTTGTGTTTTTGAAAACCCCAGCTCAATATATTTCGAGCCAACATTAAGCAATAACATCACTATACCTGCTAAAAATTTGCTATTATTTAATGCCTGAATATGTAGATTAGCTGCTTTAAAATGTTTGTTAATTTTTTCTACTAATTTTACCATTATACTGTTAAGAGAAATTAATTATAAGCCCGGTATAAAACGTCGAGCAGTATTCATTAAAGTTGTTACAAAACGTGTAACACGAGGATGTGCATTGTAACGCATGTATCTCATGCTACGATTATATACACTTTGTACAGTAAATGACTCGGTTGTATGGTGATTATATACAATATAACATAGTAATGCTAGGAATATAGCTAATAAAAATTTTTTATTTATCATAATATATCTATATTATGATAATATAAATTTGCTAAACAATTATATTTCTTCGTGTATTTACATCAGAGTTATTTAATTTACTCTTTCTTTTTCTTTTTTTTATCATCGTCATCATTGTGATCATCGTCATTGTCATCATCATCGTCTATGAGCGATTCTCCTATATCTTTTTTAATTGCTTGAAGAAGACCACCTTCTTTATCTTTACCTTCTACTAGTCCTTCATGAATGTTTTCTGTTAAAATAACAAAAACTATTGCTGCGAATATACCAAGCCATGTTTCTCGCAGGGTTGCTAAAATAACAAGTAGTAAGTATACCGGTTTTAATTCAGCATGATGCAAAATGGACATCAATGCAGGTGGGCGTGTAAATAAAAGAAGTAGCAATACGACAACAATTCCTATATTAATATAATTTTTCATTATATATATCTTGTGGATAAAAAAATTCAAGTATTAAGTATTCTTGCTAAATAATTTTATCTCTATTTTTAATAGATATGAGTTATTTAGCGATGACTGCCGCTCCAATTGAACAATTAGATGGAAATATAAAAGGAACTCAACAAGTAATTAATAATTTAAAAAAAATAAATAAACAAAATCGGACAAGACGACGTCTAGGAACTGCTAAAACACATTTGGACTCAAATGAAAGATATCCTGCAAAAACAGCTTTTACATCACACGAAGATTTAGAGTCTGATCTCGCGAGTGATAATAATTTAGAAGATTTTACCCCGCTTCCAACACCCGAATCGGTAGGAGCAGAGAGAAGAAAAGAAAAAGAAGTGTTAAAAGATGAAGATAGAGAGGAAATACAAAATCAGCCGGTAGCTTCGTATTCAAATATTGCGAATCAACATGCTGAACACCCATCAAATATTAACGATGCGCCTATGGGCAGTGATATTAATGTAGAGGATTATCGAAGAAATATAGCTGCTTATTATCAACAACAACCAAACCAATCAAATTTACCTATTACACAAAAAGCTGAATTAACTGAAAAATTAAATTACCTCATTCATCTATTAGAAGAACAACAAGATGAGAAAACACAGAATGTTACCGAAGAAGTTATATTATATTCTTTTTTAGGTATTTTTATTATTTTTGTTGTGGATTCTTTCGCTCGCGTTGGAAAATATGTTCGTTAAATAAAAGTCTTTAGCAATTTTTATAATATAAATATTATTATAAAAATTATTGGCATATTGTTGTTAGTATAATAAAAAAGTGCGGGAGGCTTGTAAGGGTAAGCAACCATAATTGTAAAAGAAAAATGCTGTTGGACTTGTTAAAAATGGCTGTGCATATAAAAGATCAGTAATATGGGTGTTTTGTGATGTCTCTTCTATTAAGACATAATCATGTTTTAATTTTTTACAGCAAATATGCAAAGATGATATAAAACCAGATATAAATGTAATTTTGTGTGATTCATCAACTAAAGATCCTATACACTCTATTGTATTGGAAGAGTCCTTTTTTGTTTTTTTTAAATTATCTTTAGAAGAAATAGCATAATTTACCGCAGCATCTCTAAATACATAAAGTGCGACTAGTTGACTACCATACATTATCCCTCGTAAATCTAAGACTTCTCTTTCGAGAAGGGTTTGTATATTCGCAACATCGGGCACAATCACACAATCATAACTTTTTCTTTGTGCATAAATAAAGTCTATTACCATGTGAAGATTTTTTGCAGTAATTTCTATTAATGAATATGCTGCATGTGGTAATGGCGCGTCAGGTATGTTTTTAATAGCATATCCCTTTGTTGTGAAAGTAATAAGTGGCACGATGGCTGTCATCTCTCCTTCGCGCTTAAACAAGCATGTATTTATTTTCTGGTTTTTTCGCCTGATATCATAATAAATCGTTTGTATAAGCTTTTGAGCAATGCCCTTTTTTCTGTGAGCATGATGAACACATAAATTGTCAACATAATAAGTAGTAAATGTTGGTTTATTTTTAAATGTTACATGTAACGGTCTGGCCGAAATCATTCCAATGTATTCATCGTCGACGATGTGTTTTTGTTCTGTCACATATTTTTCATTTTCGTATAATAATGTGGGACGTTTGTAAATAGAAAGATAGGATTTATGTTTCGAATTGTAGAAATATGTCATCACGTGTTTATTTTCAGGCAAATATGATGTTGATTTTGTTCGTAAATAATGATTACCAATAAAATTCACAACTTTTTTAGCATCAGTTTCGCTAAGAAGAGATACTTCTTTTGTTTTTACATTAATAATATTGACATATTCATTTGCTTCAGGAACCGCACGCTGAATAACGCCCGGAGGGCGCATCCAATACAACGCATTATAGTAATGAAAAACAGGTTGTTTACTCCAAAAACGATAACGAATTTTTATAAAACCTATTAGCAAAATAAAAATTACAATTATAAATAAAATAATATATAACCACATTGAGATATATATTATTTATAATGAAACGCATTTATACTGTAATGTAAAAATTAACTAAATAAATACAATAAATTATGTAATAAAATAATTATAAAAAGATATAAAACATTTTATTCATAATATAATATATGATGGGAAATGTGTCATCAAGATGGAACATTGAAACCTATAATGCAGCAAAAAAACAAATGGTAGACAGTATTCATAATGACACAAATACAATTATATTATACGGTAGTGGAGGAAATGGCAAATCCCACTTAACTGCGGAATTAAAAGAGATGTTACACGAAAATGATTATCTTGTATATAGTTGCGACGATACATATTCATGGTCAAAGGATGATTTTATAAAAGATATGAATAATAAATCTGATAAAAAACTACAGCATTTTTTATTTAATCCCATTGAAAAATGGGATATTGTGTGCCATGATCAAGAAATTAAAGTGATTAATATGGGCATATAAATAACCATATGACACTTAATTTGGTTTCTGTAAAATATATAAAAACTGATTGTCATATTGGCAAGTCACCATATCTATTTCTCCTAATACAATAAAACCTGCTCGTTTTGCCATATTTATTATTTTTTTATGATTCGGCATAAAGAGTTTTAACTCGTTTTTGCGAACCTTCCCAGTTTTTTTGTTTTTAAATTTCTCATTAAATACAACAACTTCGTTACCGGGTTTTATATCGAAGTTAGATTTGTAATTATGATCATAAAATACTATTTCTGTGCTGGTAATTCTCTCATCGGCATATTTCTGTGGTGACACAATAGTGAAAGGGTTTCCAGCAGGAAGAATAGGATCAAAATTATCTTTGTCTACTAAATGAAGCATCAGTGTACCTCCTGGTATTAGCCAGTGCATACAATTTGTAAAAAACTGTTGTTTATTTTTCATATAGTAAATGGTAAAGTATAAACATGTAATATGTGTAAATGAATTTCCTGGATAAAGCATAGTCTGCATAGCATCACCAACTTTAAACTCGGCATTTGGGTAGTTTTCTTGAGCTTTTTCAACCATAGCAGGTGAAATATCAACGCCTTTTACATTCCAACCACGCATTTGCATGGAATTTACATGATGACCTGTTCCTGAACCGATATCTAATAGAACACTTTTTTCAGTTGGTTTGGTGTATTTTACTAAAGTGCCTAATTCAAAGTCGTTTTTTATTTTATTATACACTAAATCATCATATAGATCAACATAAAATTTATCATAAATTTCAGGACCGGTTTTAACCACTAATTCCTTAGACTCTTTAAATCCCTCGCGATTTTTATTATCAGGATCATATTTTGATATTAAAATCATTACAAGTGCAAAAATAAATATATAAAATAATACTTCTACTCTTGGAGCCGTCTTGAATGTTCGAATTATACTTTTTCCTACACTCCCCCATGCTCGCGTAGTTTGTGATATTATTTTAGAAAAACTTTTCATGTATATATGTATTATACTAATATTTTTTGTAGAAGTATTAATATATGAATTCTTCTGAATTACAAGATAGTGAAATTAATGATAAAAGAAATGTTACGGAATTTAAAGGCATTACATTTTCAAAATTTCAATGTTCAAAAGTAAAAAAAGAATTTATCTCATGTATGGTTGATAGCAAAATTGAATCTGCCTGTTATTGGGGTGCCGAATTAATATGTGCAGGACACTTTAGTGTATTATGGGACTGTATTTTATTATTTATATCCAAATATATACATCTGGGAAATCCTAAATTACCAATATATATCGCGATGCGATTTGATGCATTTAAATCTATATTATCAGACGGTTATTTAGATAATGAAATTCGTATGCGAAATAACCATAAAATTCGTCAAATTTTTGCTGAAATTATTGGAATTCTATGCTTTTCTATGAAAAAACATAGTTTTGAAACAATAAAAATTAAAAAGGAGGATGAATTTAATATGACCCATATGGCAACCAGATTAAAAGCACCGTCTATTCAATATGCTGCAGAGATATTTAAACACGATGATCCTAAAGAATTATATATTGCGATCAACGAATTAGCATTTCATATTTCTACATCTTCCAAAAATGTTGTCAGTGCGTGCTATTGGTTAGAATGGCTTATTGAATATAATCTTATTTGTAAAAAGAAAAAAGAAAAGTGTTCTTGCGAGAGAAGAACATTCCCTGCCGTATTAGATAAATATCAAATGGATCCTATCTGGTTAGTATGGGATGTTATTATTCAGGAATGTAAAAAAAGAAATCATACACTTTCAGAAAGAATAATAAATTCTTTATTATCAATGTTTTGTATAAAATACACGAGTGGTGTCGCTAAAAAAAGAAAATATATTATATATTTTGCTATTGCTTTGTTAACTGAACCATGTGATATGACTCGCGAAATGATAACAAATAAAGAGAAAATACAGTATATTGTAGAAAAAATTAATATTGTGTATAAAGATGTTAAAAAAAATGAGATTACACCAAATACAGACTATTTATTTGCAGGAACAACAAAATCAAATTTAGACAAAACCATTGAACGTCTCGAGAAAATGAAAAAGATTACAGGTATGTAAACCAACTATAGTTATATTATTCATAATTATAATAAAAATGTATAATAAAAATGTATAATAAATATAATTTATATTTATTATATATGAATCCACATATAGATAGTGATGACGAATTAATAGAAACTACATTACAAGATAATAGTATAAATAATAGCATGCACACTAATGATAATAAAAATAATGATGATGATGATGATGATGAACCTACTGCGTCAGGAACAATGATACTTGCAGAACAACCGAATTATACTTCGGCATTATCATATACCGGAAATAAAATGTTGTCACTTATTTCTTGGATAGGCTCTGGACTATATTCTTTAACTACAGCATTTAGTGGGTCTTCTACACCTGAAGAACAACATATGCATATTTTAAACACAATAGCAAAGTTAAATAATCATTTATTGTTTTTAGATAAAAAAATAGAATGTATGAATCTCAATTCAGCTCGCTTTTCCCAAGAAGCAAAGAGATTGTATAAATCAAAAAAAATACCAAGTGCAATGCACCAAATTCGTCTTAAAAAAATGTATGATTGTGAAATAAGTAAACTTGAGAAGCTAAAATTTAATATAGAAACCAATATTTTACACATGGATTCTGTAGAAATTATGATGGTTACTGTTGATACAATAAAAGATACTAGCGAACACTTCCAAAAAATAAATAGTACATTGAATATAGAAAAATTAGAAGATACTATTGATGAATTGGTTGAACATCGTGACGCAGCAACCGATATACAAAGTGTATTAAATGACATGCAAATGTTTAATGAAGCAAATTATAATGAAGAAGATTTAATGAAAGAACTACAAATGATATCTAACGAAGAAAATACAAATGAAAACACAAATGAAAATATAAACCAAAATGGTGAAATAGGCACAGCGTATATAAATAATGTTAGTGGTTCAGAATCTAATGCTATTCGCATAGAAGATTTACCTGAGCCCCCATCTACTGCACTTCCTAACAGAAATGCAGAAAATAATATACGAATTAAAAAAAATATAATGAACAATAGGTTAGAGCTATCGGCAACATTTTAAACGCGATAATAGTATAGTTGTTGATAGCAACTGTGGAAATTCCAACGAAGTTTATCTTCCAATCCTAAATTAATTTCAAATGTCCATGATACTTTATTATTTAAATAGTCTTTCCATGAAATGTTTCCTAAACGCACTAAAGATGCTCCGTCAAAACCCATTTGTTGACCATTACATGTTATCAGAGAACAAAAATGCTGTTTATTTGTGCTTCTTACTACAGCAGAATCTAATATGTATCCTACCGATTTGGGTTTTCCTTTTGGTATAGGCTTTTCTCCTTCATATATTCTTGTAAAAGATAGTTGGCGAGTTTTAACTGACTCTGATTGTGCCTGATATTTATTATGTTTATGCTCATCATCATATGTTATCACTACTATGACATCAGGCATATTATATTCGCCGGTATAACTATGATGAGGTTTAAAAAAAGCTAAATTATCATAAACTGCATCATTTTCCATTATTGTAAGTGAATTATTTGAAAGATAAGAAATAATAGATTTATAATAATTAAAGGGATTTCCATATTGACCCGGTTTACGTAATCCAGGCAAGTCTCTATATTTTTTAGGAATACTTTTATATATAGCGTCAATTAATATATTTGTATCCATACCTTCCGCCATAATTGTTTTGGCGGAATCATCCAAATTATAACTGGATTCTATATAGGCATTAAATAAGAAAAATGCCTGTGCTAATCTAGGTGGTTTTATTTGTGTTCCATTTTCTTGTCGACCTTCAATCATTAATTGCCGTAAAAATCTAAAGAATTTTCGACCTTTATCACTCACGAAAAATATCATATACATTGCATTAAACCAGCAATTTGTTTGCACCTGTAATGGTGAAACAACTTGACCACATTCAAAAGATTTAGACGCAGCTAAATTAGTTAACATAAGTTTTTTTGCTGCAGCAGATTTATAGCTACCACAAACGGGCTTCCCTGATGCAGATGTTTTTAACTTTATTTTAAGATTTTTTGGCACAGCATCAACTTTACCATGTAGAACATCTTCTAAACCACAGCCAAATATATTGGTGTTTTTAACATTGCGTAAAGATACTAAGCGTTTATTGACAGATGGAGAGAAGGATCGGGTTTTAACTAAATCAGCACTTATTTTTGGTATAATTTCTTTAAATGAAATTGTTTTCTTAACTGGTGATTCTTTTATAATATCAGAAATTGCTCTACTAATTAAGCGATCGTCCAACGGCGTTGTATTTTCTACTGTGATAAGTTGTTTTTGTTGTGTCGCTTTCTTTGTTTGTTTTTTTTTTATTACCCTTTTTAATGTCGCTGTTTTGGAAACGCATTCCCCAGTTTTTTTATCTTTGCGTGTTCCATTTGGACATCGTTTTCTTTTTTCTATTGGTTTCTTTTCCAAGTGCTTCTTTTGTGTTTTTTTAGGAGAAGCTGATCTCTGACGTTTAGCAGTAAGAATCAACTTTTTTTTTTGTTTTTGTGTTTTTATCTTAACCCTTTTTGGTTCACATAAACACGCATCCTTATTGAATATATGTGTATCTGGGCAACTAGGAGGAATATTTACGGACATAATATATAATAAAAAGAGATTATAATAATTTAAATAGATAAAATAAAGTGCTACAAATAACTATTTAATAACCATAATATATATGTCAAATAAAGAGCTCATTTTATTATCGCTACTTTTTGGATTTTTAATAACATATCATTTTAATTATACAAAACGTTCTCCAAACTCATTTCAAGAAGTCATACTGGTTGTTAACAAAACATGTTTTCATATTCATCACTATATGTGGTTATCTATAGTAGTTGTCTGTATTTTAGTAGGTAGATATATACATAATGATAAAATATTGTTTTGCTTAATCGCATTTGCCGTAGGATCATCTTTAGAAGATTTTTTATTTACTGATTGGTACATAATAAAAGGAAATTGCTATAAAAACCGATTATTTAATATAAAATCTAATAATTAATATAAAATCTAATAATTAAACTATTAACTTGGTCTATACCGGCGAAATAAATAAAATATAGTTATTATAACTACTATATTTTATTAGTATAGTATATATAATGAATGATATTATAACTAGAACTACAGAATTAACAAAAAAAGTTCCCACTTTATCTGCATCACCCTCTGCTGTTTCTTCTTCTCCTTCCATCTCAGCTTCTTCAACAACTACGACAGGCGTAAACGTATCTAGCTTTGATTGGTGGACAGCTTTAAAATATGGCGCCATTATTTTAATATTAGCATTATTAGGATTAAATTTGTTTACTTATTTAGGAAAAGCCACCGATGTCACCGCTCAACAAATAGGACCACTTGCTTCATCCGTTGGAAGTGGTATTAGTTCTACCACAAAACAAACGGTAAATGTTGGTGCAGAAGGCACAAAAAGTTTAACTGATGTTGCTGCTGGCTCACTCACAAGTGGAATAAGTATACTAGAAAAGGGGCTAGGAGGAAAGAATATTAATGACAAAGATATTACTTTAGCTCAGCAAAACGAACCTCAAGCAGACGAAGCGGGCAGCACAACACAAGGCACACGCGGTAAATCAGGTTACTGTTATATTGGCAAAGATCGTAATATTAGAAGCTGTATTAAAGTAAATCAAGGAGATACATGCATGTCTGGAGATATTTTTCCAACAAAAGATTTATGCGTGAATCCCAATTTGAGACAAGGATAATGTAATGATATTTATTTATTGAATTCTATAATTTTATTGTATTTATTATATTCTATAATTTTATTATAGCATATAATATATAATGGGTCATCGTTTGTTTTTTACGTATAATAATCCTGCAAATGTCAACGTTCATTATGTTGTTGGTGCCGGTGTTGGTAGTAAAAGTCGTTCTGTGCGCAGTGCGCTGAAACGAAAAGCTAGTAATAATGCACAAGGAAAGCCTTGTTGTATGAAATAAATATTATCTCGTCTACATGCTCGCATCGCTTGACTCCTAGACCGGCAAGGTTAGAACAGTGCAGATATTTGACTCACAGTATAATGGTGGAGTTTGTTTACAGCATTCAGAATCGTTACCGTTAGGACACGTCCCACCTTCAAGACCACAATTTGAACATACATTTTTACATTGAGATTCAGATCTATTAGCATTCGGGTCACGCACGCAGTTACCACTGCATTCTTTTTCTAAACACACATACGAACAATCGAATCCACAACCACGCTTTTTACATTGTTGTAGTGTATCAGGATATTGTGTATGATCGTCGTAATAATGACACTGAGTGGAATCTTTCTTACACCCCCACCCTGGACAACCGTTATTACTGCATTCAATTAGGGTTTGATTACCACCAGGGGCACCAGGTGTGCAAAAACCTTTTACGCAGCCATAATCACTTCTCTCACAAGTAGCCTCACATTCTCTTTTCGTTTGTGTGCTGTTTAATATGCGTTCACAATAACCTTTGGGATTACACCCATATGTATTAACACACATAATTCTATTGCTTACCACTGGGTATTGAGGTTGAATATTTGCTATTGACTCTGTTTCACTTTGAGAGGCCCATACTTTATTTCCTAGAGGACCTTTTCCCGTAACCATATTTGTATATCGTTGTTTATTAGTGAAATGCGCACTGTTTTTCCTATACTGTAATACTTGTTTTTTATGTTGCATGTTTGTTTTATCCCTATTTGGATCACATACCCTTGTATCTCTACTCCATGTTCGTTTTGGATATGTAAATGTTAAGTTGCTACACGCTAGATTTCTTGGCATAGTATATATTATATAAAATATAATATATAATATAGACTTTAGATGGTCTAGGTATGTAATTACTTGAGTATATGTTATTTACACTTTGATTATTTATGCTTAATGTGCCTGGCAATATGATGTGCATTGTTCAAGGTTCATCATGCCATAATATACATTCTCGGTCTGACATGTTCCATTTGGTAGAGCAGTAGAAATATTATTTCTTATCCTGCATGATCCTTCTCCAACCCACGCTCCACAGTCCTGTGTTATTATGCATTTTGCTAAATTACTCAAGCTAACATTTTGAGATTTTGAGGCGTTCTCTATCACATCAAAACCACCGGGGAACATCGTTTCGTTGATGATGCTGGGCACATCGCAGTTCGGATCCTGGGCACAGGGAAGCGTGTAGGCTCCGCAGCGGGAGAAAATGCACTCGGAGGGGATGCCGCTGTACAGTGGACGCCAAGACAAAAAGAAACCATTTTTAGGAGAATTATCGTATTCGCTCTTTGTTAGATCTGTACAACTTGTTAGATCATGATCGTAGAATTTGATAATCTCATCGCCGTCAAAGCCATTGTCCACAATGCATGTGTTTGTTTTATAAATGTTGAATGTAAGAGGATCTGTTTGTAGTTCGCATGTATAACTGGTTGTGTTACATCTATACAAATCATACCGACATGAATTCTCACACTCACTTTTTGTCTGTGTTCCACTGCCCGGACTACAGGTTTTATCAATACCATTGCAGCTATAGGTGGTATTTACGCATGTTGCAGTGCAGTCCGCCTTGCTCTGGGTGCCCTGGTCATCTTTCTCGCAGTTCCCGTTAGCCTGGCACGCGTACATCTGCTGCACACACGATGCATCACATTGGCTCTTAGTTTGTTGCGTGCCGCCAGCAGAGATGTCGCATGTGCCCAGATCAGGATCACACAAGTATTTAGGTAGTTCACATGCCGCTTCGCACTTGTCTAGCGACACACCAGATCTGTCAGGTGGCGCCAGCGTACACTTGCCCGCTACACACCAGTATTTATTCTGCACACACGATGCATCACATTGACTCTTAGTTTGTTGCGTGCCGCCAGCAGATATGTCGCATGTGCCCAGATCAGGATTGCACCAGTATTTATTCTGTACACACGATGCATCACATTGGCTCTTAGTTTGTTGCGTGCCTCCAGAAGATATGTCGCATGTGCCCAGATCAGGATTGCACCAGTATTTATTCTGTACACACGATGCATCACATTGACTCTTAGTTTGTTGCGTGCCTCCAGAAGATATGTCGCATGTGCCCAGATCAGGATTGCACCAGTATTTATTCTGCACACAATTATTACTGCACTCTGCGAAAGTTTGATCACCACGCTCACGAAAGCAAAGTCCTTTATCTTTATCACAACCAAAATTAGCACACAATGCATTACATACTGATTTATCAGTGTATTCTCCTGTTAATCCAGACATCTCGCACGTTCCTGTATTGCCACAACAATCATAATGAGGAAAACAATTTGAATCACAATCTTTCTTGGTTAAATTGCCCGACGTATTAAGAATACAAACGGCATTTGATATATCACATGTGTAAAAATTAGTAATTTGACAAGAGCTGTTACAATCTTCTTGTGATTGTAATCCATTTTTTGTTGGACTACAAGTTCCATAATCTGCATCACATTCATACACGGTATTGCAAAATAGCCTTGTTCTCAAATTTTGATGAACAACTGGATACCAAAGCCTGCCTTTCTGTTTAACAAGACTATTTTTTATATTGTTTGACATAAAATGATTATTTTGACGAATATTCGGTTTACTATATTGAAACTGCAAACGCGGCCCAGCTGCATGAATAGGTCGCACACTATTCATAGGTTGACGCTTTGCATTATTGTTTTGAATAGAAAACTGCATGTTTTTACCAGCAACATTTTTTCTGGTAAAATGCATACTATATTATATATATTACAATATAGTATAACGGATAATATAACCGATAATATCACAGATAATATCACAGATAATATCACAGATAATATCACAGATAATATCACAGATAATATCACAGATAATATCACAGAGAATATTTATTATGGATTATACATATCTCTTACACCACTAAAATACCATCTTGTAGAAAGATAATGTGGTTTGCTCTTCGTTAATCCAGCACCTTTCATGGTCATGTCCGGACCAGCATCCACAATAGACTGTATTTTATTCATACCAATTGCAGTATTAAAATATCTTAGTTCCGAAGTGTATCCAGAAAATCCACCATTCATGGACGCATACACATTACCATAATTTTGTTTAGGAACACCTGACATAATATGCCTTTTTACTAAAGCTCCATTTATGTATACATCTAGCTGATTTTGCGCGCTCATTCGAATAATAACATTTATCCATTTATTTAAAGGAATATCTTCAATAATAACTTCTTCCTTAATATTATCAAATGTGTTCATAAGCACAAGTAAATTATTGGTATCCGGAGTAATATATAAGCCAGGGGCATTATTGGGATAATTAATTCCGATATTATTACCTGATAGGCTAATGTTGTCATTACCTTTATGGAAAACATGCTTATATTCATTGAGCTTATATTGGAAATCATCTATATACATCCATACAGACCAGGTAAATTCTATTCCTGTTATATCATTTACAGAGCGTAATACTGGTATAGAACCGGAAACGGTAGGATCTTGTGGAATGACAACCATTTGTTTCGCATTGATCATACCATCTATCAACACAGGCTCTTCTGATGGCGAGAACATCCAAGTAAGCAAGGAACCACCTAAACGCAATAAAACTATAAACATAATAAATACTAAAATTATAAAAGCAAAGGTGGCAACAATACTATTGGAATTTAAAAACTCCTGCGTTCCGGCAATATATTTGTTTGACGAAAACTTGTTTAGCATAATATTTGCATTATCTTTTATTCTGGAATAGCCTTCCATGTGTATATTATATATATATGGATAAAGAATTTTGCTTATAATTATTTAATTTGTAAATAATATTATTATAATATTATTTGCCACCTAGTATTATTATTAACAGTAATATTATTAGAATTATAATTCAAAACTACCCTTGGATTGGTTATCTTCTAAGAATGATACTCGCACCCGGTATTTGTTAAAGAGATTTCCTATGATACTTCCCCCGTAACCTTCTTGGTATATCCCATATGCTTCTTGAGGATTCGTTGCATCGGGCCAATATCTTGTTTGTGATGTCCACCCACTAAATCCATTTCCAGGTGTAACCAAAATACTGCCACCTGTTCCTGATTTTGCTACACCTGGTAAAATACAGGTACGCACTAACTTACCATCAATATAAACGTCTAAAGTTCTTCCATATAAACTTACTGTTAAGTTGACCCATTTTTGTAAGGGGAAATTGCGTATCGTGCATTTATGGGATTTACCTGCTCCTTGTGTGGTAAAGTTCTCAGGCGAATCTGCGGCAGCAGGTGTTCCATGTCTTGACATGGACGCTATTTGCTGCTGTGCAGCGAGTCCTACTGCGCCACTGCAATTACTACAATTTGCATCTGTACATGACGCAAAATCTAGAGATCCAGTGCAACATCCAAAACCATGATTACCTGTTCCAGTGCATTTTCCTAACCAATCCCAGAAATTAAAGATTTGTTTAGAACCATTCCCTGCGCCAAACCCGGTAGAAGGACAACCAGAGCAATCTGTGCCTTTTGAAACACTGTTGCATGTTGGTGTGCCTGTCCAAGAAGGATTCCAACCAGTAACTCCCGAGCTTTGTTTTGAACAATGACTGGTGCACATACCGTTTGTCAAAGCTACACCACCTGTTTTTCCAGAACCATCGTTGCATGACCAACATTCAGAAGGGCATGTTGCAGTAGAAGGCAGTTCACCACTGACACCCATCCATGGCCCAGGTGAAATAGACTCATCACTACCTCCTACTCCGCTACCACCACTGCTACTATAACAAAGAACGTCTATATCAATGTTATTTTCTGTAGCTCCTAAAGATACTTTAAATGTTGTTGCACCACTACTGTTTGTCCGTGCTAAAAGTATTTTCGGTTTTCCAAACTCAAAATTCCAATCATTCACATAAAACCATGTAGAATATGTAAAATTACTAGTATTATTATCAGGAAGTTTGCTGGCATCAACTACCTGCGATTTAGTTGCCGGTTCCATAGAAGTTATTTTTGTTCCATTTTTAAATAACCATGAAAATATCAAATGTAAAATAATTAGAATGATTAGTATTCCTATAATTGTTTTTACAAGACTCATAATATATTATATATTTATATTTTTTTACAAAATTAATTATGTTGCGCGACTACATATTTTAATACTGTAATTATGTTACAGGAGTGTCTAAATGTTTTAATAAATTATATGTCATTTTAATCTCATTTCTAGATAATGTTTTATTATAATACATAACATTACATATCCCACCATGAATGCCTTTATTTTCCCCAGAATTAACATTATCGTATGACATATAAGGTGCTATATTTGACTGGGTGCCAACTAATGTGCCATTTAAGAATACATCCATATTTGCCCCGTCGTAATTAATGACTATATTCATCCATTTTTGATAAACAATATCTTTTGTAGAATATACAGTAACATATTCGCGTTTTTTAGTTTCTGTGCGTATTCTAATAGTATTTAAAGAACCATTATATTCAATCACTGGTTTTCCAGCATAATCTAATAGCGTTGTATAACGACTATATGCTTCGCTAGTATTTGGTGGCTGTGGATTTAAATATATCCATGCTGATAATGCATAATGATAAGTATATTCGTATTTTCCATCAGCTTTGCTATGTAGATTCTCAAAAGTTCCTAATGTTTGTTTTTTATTTAAATAAATAGGATCACGTAATATTTGTGAGCCGTTTATTGTTGTTAATTGGTGAAATAAATAGGGTAGAACAAACGTAGAACCTATCAATACAATTTCTAATAAAAGAACTATCCATACTGGTCGTGTAGTTATATTGTATTGCTCCTTAATATACTTCGCAAAATCTATGATTAAACACGGCAAATAAAAGAAAATTTTCTTAATAAGTGAAAGTATAGAAAATTGTGGCGCTCTGCCAGAATTAATCTTATTTAGCTCATTTATTTCTTTATCATTCTTGAATAATAATATTAGTCCTCCAATCACACCAGCAATAATTAAGATATTTATGAACCAGGAAAATAAAAAGGTTGCGGACGAATAATTTCTAAATAACCATGCAATTGAAACAATACACAACATAATTACTGCCATCATGCAAAAGAGTTTTCCAAAACTTTTTATATAACTTAAAAATGTTACATCATCGCGTGCGGGATTAAACTTATATTGCAACGCTATACCACAGATACAAAATATAGATAACACTAGAAAGATGGTTAGAGCCGGGTGTTTTTCTGTCAATGAATAAGGGTCCCATATGTAAATGAGCGTTAATGAAAGTAAAATAATGCCCATTATAAATACCAAAAAAGTTGTCTTTGAAGTATTACTTATAACATTAATTTTGCGTATACTTTCCATATTGATATATATATAGATAAGTTATTGGCTAAAGATTTTCTAGAGATTTTCTAGAGCAGTTTTTTTCCCATGACAATCGCGACACAAAGCAACTAAATTATCTATATGGTTTGAACCACCAGAATCTAGTCGTATTTTGTGATCTACCTCAAACCATGCAGGTAGTTGTTTTTTACATTCTCCACATTTCCAACCTTGTTCGGCGGCAACAAATTTCTTTTTTGTTTCACTCACGCTTCTTTTTGTATTTCCATTTCCCGATCGCAACATGCGGCGTTGCTGTCCAGTTAGATTATTTCCTCCATGTTGCATATTACCGTGTTGCATATTACCGTGTTGCATATTACCGTGTTGCATATTACCGTGTTGCATATTACCGTGTTGCAACATACCCGCTGAAGGATTCCACGCACCGCCCCCACCGACGCTGCTAAGAATAGGTGTCAGAAAATCGCCGGCTTCTTTATCAATAGGCATATATTTAATGATACCATTTGCATATGATAATAATGACCCTGATTGTGCCGGATGTTTTTTAATAAAAGCATATGCTGAAATACCGGCAAACGCTATACCTGCCATTTGATAATATTTTTTCCATGATTTTAGTTTGTGAACATATTTACCATCATGATATGTGTTTGCTATAAAAAATATAGTTATTAATGCTATAAGTAGTCCAAATCGCATGATTTCTTATATAATTATGTGATTATAATTATGTAAAGATGATCTTTATTAATTATGCCAGATCATTTAATCTTTTAAAATCTACAACCAATTTATTTATTGGTATGGGGTTTATTGCATATGTTGACGAAAAACAATATTCATTTATTATTTTTGCAACAGCAATACTTAAATCACTGCGCATGGAATAAGGTTTTTTTAAATCCACTAGATCTAGATAGGCCATAATAAACCCCCATACATCCACATTTTTAGAATATACTTCGTGGAAATATTTTCCATCATGAAAGTGATATTTATGATCAATGTATTTATTTAAAATAGTTGCTAAATATTCTACAATAATATCTTCACGCGAGAATACTGTGACACTTTGGTCTTGGTTCTTGGTCTGTCCGGCATTTATTTCATGTAAAATAGATAAGATATAGTTGTTATGTCCTTCTCCAACCACATCTAAACTAATGTTATAAATATAACTAGCTAAATATTTCATGATTTGATATCTATCGTTAGAGTTTAAACGTTTATCCAAACTAGAATACTGTGAAAGAAATTTTTTGATATTTGTATTCATGTCTTTTTGAAATAATATAGTAGAAAAGGGCGTGTTATATTGTATTGGGCCGTTATATAACTCTCGAGGTGCTTTACCGGTATGAGCACTCGATGCATAGTTTATTGACAAACCCCAATCAATTAATCTGGTTTTTATATTATTATGTTTCAAGATATTATCTTCACTGCGCAGTATATTCGCTCCTTTGATGTCCATATGCAAAAATTTATTTTTTTGTAATAATTGAATACCGTTTGTTAAAAGTAACAATAATGCCTTATTTGTGGCAGCAAAACTGCTCTTTCTATTTTTCGATTTACTTAATAAATTTAGTCTGAAATAATAATTGTCAATGGATATGCCACCATATGGCAAATTAATAATACCTAAGCTATTTAGTTTTTTATTTACATTATCTTTATGTATTCCTTTCTTCATAAGATTTTTACATTTTTGATTGAAGTCTACTTTATCATTTTTTGTTAAAGCGTCTGGCGTGCAACCATAAATGTTGTTTAACAAAAAATAGTCTTCATAATTTTTTATTTTTTTAACTATAGACTGCACTGTAGCAAGTTCTTTTAATTCAATTTGTTGATTTTTTTTATTCATTAATTTAGATACGCCATCATTATGTTTCTTTATTGATAAATCTACGGATTTACTACATGAGAGCTGTGGACGAAATACACAACCAAATCCTCCTTCTGCAAACGCTTTTCCTGCGAAAGCTCTCATTGCAGATTTGGAACGTGTTTTTGATTTGGAAGGTGTTTTTGATTTGGAACGTGTTTTTGATTTTGACTTTTTTAGTATACGACGGTATGTAAATAATCTATTTTTTCTTGGACGCAAATATATCTTCTTTATATTTTTACGCGTCCGCATATATTTATATTTATATATAAAATTTCGATATTAATTTTGTTTTACAATAATATTATATTATTTTGTGTATAAAAAACCAGAACATATTAATAGTGCAAGAATAAAGCCTCCGAAGACTATCTTCTCTCTACGTATCCTATTTTCATTGGAAATAACCTCTTTCGGTTTATAATGTTCGTAGTATGCTGACATTGCTTCATCCATAGTTAATTCCGGATATCCTAGTGCTACATTTATTTTATTATGAATAAAATGCATCCATTTTGTAAAAGATTCCCGAGAATCTAAATAAGGAGTAACGGGATATTTATCTAAAAAGGTGCTAAAAGAATTTCCTATTTCTGGAATAGGAAGAAATAATGGTATATTTTGAATAAAATCATAATATTTTTTCTTTGTTGTAGTATTAGGAGATAATGGATAGGTTAATGCAATAGTATGTAACACGAACCAATAATGTGGTCCCCATACTGTCGGGTTTAACGCCATTATATTAAAATATAAAAAAAGATGATATAAATAACATAATACAAATATAATAACTATATATGAATAAGGCCACAAATTTTTGTAATAATTGTGGAAAAATAGGACATATATTTCCACATTGTAAATCTCCTATTACTAGTTTAGGAATTATTGCCATACGACAAAATCAAAAAGAATATGAATATCTAATGATTCGACGTAAAGATTCTTTGGGATATGTAGATTTTCTTCGTGGAAGATATAATATTAATAATCCCACCTATATACAAAATATTATTGATGTCATGACATTAGATGAACGTCAGAGAATTATACTGGAATCATTTGATAAATTATGGAATGCATTATGGGAAGGTAATCCCAGCATTCAATATAGAATGGAAGAAAAAGAGTCTCGCATAAAATTTAATATTCTTAAAAAAGGTGTTATTATAAATAAACGTTTGTATAGTTTGCGAACATTCATTTTTGAATCCAAAACAAAATGGGTGGAACAAGAATGGGGATTTCCAAAAGGACGCCGAAATTATAAAGAAAGTGATATAGTTTGTGCTTTACGTGAATTTGAAGAAGAAACTGGGTATGATAGAAAGTCTACTGCACTTATTCAAAATTTATCTCCTTTAGAAGAGATTTTTACTGGTTCGAATTATAAATCATATAAACATTGCTATTTTATAGGCTTTATAGATAATAATATATCTCCCACAAAAACGTTTCAAAAATCGGAAGTGAGTAAAATAGAATGGAAAAAATATGAAGATGTATTAAAATGTATTCGAGCATATAATATAGAAAAAATTAATATTGTTAAATGTACAAAAAAAATACTAGATACTTATGATATTAATCGTTAAATTTATTATTTAAATTTATTATTTAAATTTATTATTGTCATTAAATAATGTATATTATTTTTCATATGTAAAATAATATACAATTATATATATAATACTATACATATGCCGCCTGTAAAACGGAAAAAAAAAATGCGATTAAAACAAAAAAAACCACCAGCAGCTATAAAAACACAATCTTCACCTGCGCGTCCGTCTTTCGATTACTTATATCCGACTTTAGACGATCCTAATTTTAATATTAAAATAGCTCAACGAAAGGAGTTTAACGAGACACAATATGAGGGTGGTGTATATCCTATTGAGGAACATGCAAATAAGCTTTGCAATTCAGAGTTTGAATTAGCGCCGCACCAAATGTTTGTTAGAAATTTTCTCTCATTTCAAACACCATATAATAGTCTATTATTATATCATGGTCTTGGTTCTGGAAAAACCTGTTCAGCAATTGGTATTAGCGAAGATATGCGTGATTATTTAAAACAAATGAATATGAATCAACGTATTATTATTGTTGCTTCTCCAAATGTTCAAGATAATTTTAAATTGCAATTATTTGATGATAGAAAATTAAAACTTATTGATGGACTCTGGAATATTCGTGCATGCACCGGAAATAAGTTTTTAAAGGAGATAAATCCAATGAATATGAAGGGGCTTACTCGTGAAAAAGTTATCCGGCGTGTTCGCGCAATAATTAATGCATCATATATGTTTTTAGGTTATATCGAATTTGCCAATTATATTCAAAAAAAATCCTTGGTGGAAAGTGATGTCGGAGAAACAAAAAAACGCAAAATGATGAAGCTACGTTTGCAACGTCATTTTGAAAATCGACTCATTGTTATTGATGAGATACATAATATTCGAGTCAGCGATGAAAATAAAAATAAACGTGTCGCAAGCGCACTACAAATGTTAGTTGATACGGTCCCTTATATGCGATTATTATTTTTATCTGCAACGCCCATGTTCAATAGCTATAAAGAAATAATTTGGTTAATAAATATTATGAATAAAAATGATAGACGGGCAACAATAACATTGAAAGACGTATTTAACTCTGATGGATCGTTCTTATTATCAAAAGACGGTGAAGAGATAGGAAAAGAATTGCTAGAGAGAAAAGCAACAGGTTATGTGTCTTTTGTAAGAGGAGAAAATCCATATACGTTTCCTTATCGTATTTGGCCAAGTGAATTTGCACCAGAACATACATATGAATCTTTGGCTTATCCTGAAGTTCAGTTAAACATGCAACCTATTATTCAGAACATAGAGAGAATATCCATCTATTTAAATAAAATAGGTTCTTATCAACAAAAAGGATACCAATATATTATTCAAGAACTACTCAATGGTTATCGAGACTCGGGCAAGGATGAATTTACATTAAAAAATATGGATTCACTTGGATATGCACTTCTTCAAAAACCACTAGAAGCATTAAACATAATTTATCCTTCCAAAGAATTAGATACCATAATTGATCCCATCCCGACCAAAGAAGAAAAAAGCGCTAATGTTGATGCAAAATCCATAGTCGGAAAATCTGGATTAGATAGGATCATAAAATATAGTATTTCTGGCACACCTTCTACAAGACGAAATGTAGAATATAAAGTGGAATCATATGGGAGGATTTTCTCCCCTTCTGAAATAGGTAACTATAGTGGAAAAATTTCTGAAATATGTAATCGCATTGTAAATTCTACTGGAGTTGTTTTAGTTTATTCACAGTATATTGATGGTGGATTAGTTCCTATTGCACTTGCTTTAGAAGAAATGGGATTTAGAAGGGCAGGTAAAATGAATTCATTATTTAAAGACCCACCCGTCGATGAAATAGATGCGTTAACAAACAAACCTAAAGTATCGGACAAAAAATTTACACCTGCAAAATATTCAATGATTACCGGTGATAAAACCTTGTCTCCGGATAATATGGCAGAAATTAAGCTACTAACATCAGATAACAATTTAAATGGAGAAAAAGTTCGAGTTGTATTAATCTCTCAAGCTGGGTCTGAAGGTCTGGATTTAAAATTTATACGCCAAGTGCATATATTAGATCCATGGTATAATATGAATAGAATAGAGCAAATTATTGGTCGAGCGGTAAGAACATGTAGCCACAAAGACTTGCCTTTTATTAAGAGAAATGTCGAAATATATCTTCATGGAACCCAATTGGATATAGAGAGAGAAGAAGCTGCAGACGTCTACGTTTATCGTTTAGCCGAACAAAAAGCCATTCGTATTGGAGAAGTTAGTCGCGTATTAAAACATAGTTCAGTGGATTGCTTATTAAATATAAAACAAGTTGAATTTACACCCGATGTTCTTAAACAAATAGTTAAACAAGAATTAGCTAGCGGATTAGTAATTGATTATCAAGTAGGAGACAAACCATATACTTCTATATGTGATTATATGGAATCTTGCCAATATACATGTAGACCTAATAAAAATATTACTAATGATGATATAAAATTAGACACGTATAGTGAAGAATTTATTATGATGAATACAGAAAAAATTGTCAGGAGAATTCGCATGTTATTTAAAGAGCGCTTTTTCTATTCAAAAACAGATTTAGTAAAACAAATAAATGCCATTCATATATATCCACTAGTTCAAATAAATGCTGCTCTAAATCAGTTGATAAATGATAATTATGAATATATTACCGATAAATATGGACGCGTGGGAAATTTAATTAATATCGGTGACCTATATCTTTATCAGCCTCTAGAAATCACTAATAATATAATATCTAGTTTTCATCGAGGAACGCCAATTGCATATAAACCTAGAGATATTCAGTTTAAAATTTCAGAACAAGAAGAACCAAAAATTCTGGTGGAAGATAAAAAAGGTTTATCTAAAGATTCTCCTAATAAAAAATCAAAAACATCAGCAAAAAAAATGAAAACGAAGCTGTGGGAAAATATGTTATTAAACTTCGAAAAAGGTATTACAGAACAACCAGTAATACGCGGAGAGAAAGACTGGTATATAGTTGCAAGCAGCACTACAAAAATAATGATTGAAACTGGTGTAAAAAAAGAAGTTTTGAATGAGTTTATTGTTGAACATATCCTGGAGTCTTTGTTATATGATGAAACGCTTGAAGTTTTAACTGAATTAGATAATAATACAGAAAAATCAACGCCGTTACTTTTAGAATTTAAAAATTTTGCCAAAAGCTATTATGAAAGAAATATTCTCTCTACAAAAACTCTAGAAGGTCTGTTTATTTATGATAATAATAAAAAACGTCCTACCCTTTTAGTTAAATACAAAGAAGGTAATGATGAATGGCATGTTGGAGAGAAAGAAGATGAGGAAGATTTAAAAAGTGAATTGAGCAAATTATTAAATAAAGTTACGCCTCTAAAAGAAAAATTAGGAGAATCAGTAGGATATATGGCACTAATTAAAAACCAATATTATACCCTGAAAGTAAAAGATATGCTGCAACCACGAAATACAGGTGCGCGATGCGATCAATCAGGGAAAAAAATTGCAAATGTAAATTTGCAAAAAATTCTTACTAAAGTAGGTGTGAGTTTAGATACGTCAAATTTACACCAAACACAAATATGTATTTTACAGGAGTTATATTTACGATTATTAAATAAAAACAATATTAATAAAAAAAAATGGTTTTTGACACCTACAGAGGTATTATTTGTTATACGATAAACACAACAAAATACAACAAACACCAAAACTAAATAAATAATTAATTGTAAAATTGAATTAGAATAAAGAATTATCTAGATATAATATACTATACATGTCTTCCTCTGCACTTTCTCGTAAAAAACGCAGTGATAATTCTCAAAACAGTATTTATAGTAAAATACTAATTACAAGAACAGTTCACCTTGACATTAAATATATTGGAGATAATTTAATTCAAATATTGGAAAAGAATATTGCAGAGAGTGTAGAAGGAAAGTGTATCGTGGAGGGCCTTATCAAACCGAATTCCATTAAAATATTGACATATTCCAGTGGTTTTATAAATAGCAATTTTGTATCATTTGAAGTTGTATTTGAATGTCTTAGCTGTTGTCCAGTAGAAGGAATGCATATTCAATGTGAAGCAAAAAATATTACAAAAGCTGGCATTCGCGCAGTATCACAAGAATCTCCGAGTCCAATTATGGTTTTTATCGCACGCGATCATCATATAAAATCACGACATTACTCTACAGTTAAAGAAAATGCCCTTATTACTGTGAGAGTAATTGGGCAAAGATTTGAACTAAATGATCCATATATCTCCATTATTGGAGAACTTATTGAACCACGCGATAATAAATTGGTTATGAAAAATCGAAAAAAACTGGTAATTGCAAAAAAATAATATGATAAACTATAGTAAATAAATATAGTTAAATACAAATGCTTTAAAAGTATAATGGAGAAAACGATAGAATTAAAAAATACTATAGAAAATATGTCTAAATATCATCAGTTAGAAATTTTACGCATATTATCTTCCGATTCTGATGTATGTATTAATGAAAATAAAAATGGAACATTTATTAATTTAACAGAACAAAAAGCGGAAATTATAGAACAACTAAAGAAATATTGCATATATGTAGAAGAGCAACAAAAGTCATTAGAGTATCAGGAAAAAGAAAAACAGCGTCTACAAAACACTTATTTTAAAGAAGATAAAGATGTTCCCAGTAGTAAAATATAGTGATGAATCGTGACGATGAACATATATTCTATTCACTAAATGAATATATGTTTACAACAAGCAATATTTCTAGAGTGCACAACAATATTTTTGGTCCTAATAAACCATGTGTTTCACTCCATAATTTTTGTAAGAAAAAAACTTTATCTAAAAATGTTGATGTAAATATCAATGTGGCGAAACATGTAGAAGCAGACAATACTCCAGAATGTCATTTATATTATCCAAAACAAAACGACAAATTATTTTGGTGTTTTTATATTTTTTTGCATGGAAAAGTAGATTACGATTATGTAACGCACGTATTTGAAGTGGAAAAAAAAATGAAGATTGAAGCAGCGTCAAAACTTAGAGACATGAAAGCCATGTTGCGGACGCACAAATTAAAATATACTGATGTTGAAAAAGAATTGGTAAATTCGCCAAAAATAACTATTAAGGGACTTCATGCATTATGTATATTGTATAAAGTATCAATCACATATATCTCTGGAAATATATATTATATTCTCGGTAATACTAACGAAGACGCTTCATACAAAAATTGTCTAATAACAGCACATACATCACAAAATACAAGTTCTGGTTCGCATAAGCAGTGTAATCTTCAAATTGGAGCACAATTAGACGCAAATGATACATATATTAAGAATATCTGTCAATCAAAAATACGAATTAAAAATTATAATAAGCCGATGTTATCCATAGCATCATATACACTTCCTATTCTTCATGATATGGCGGAGATATTACACATCAATTTATATAATGATAGTGGTAAGAAAAAATTAAAAAAAGAAATATATCAAGAGGTGTCTGAAAAAATTATTTAATTTATAAACACAAAATTGACAAAGAATATAAATATTATCAAGTAATTATATATACCTATGGCTAAACAACCAACTTTAAATGATATGTTAAAAATGTATTTAGATAATGCACATTTAGTTGCAGCAACCCGAGATAATAGTCTTGAGTTAGAGGTAAAGTTTGGCACGAAAAATATAAAACGTATCACCAAGATTGATTACGACAATGTGATTCAGTATTTGTTATCGTCGGGATTTACAAAATCTCCCGATCAATATAAATTGAGAGTATTTAATGAATTTGTTGATCCGAAAACAGGTGTTACGAAACTATCACATATCAGAACTGAACTCAGTGGCATTGGAAATATCTCAAAGTATTGCAAAAGCAATGTAATTGTTGATGAAACTGGGTCGACAATTGCATCTTTCGAACAGAAAAATTATTTTAGAAAAGGAGATGAATCCATTTATCCACTCGATTTTGATGACTATAATTTTAGAGTATCGCTCCAGCAGGAACGCAGTCTGTCAGAAAATTCTGGTATAATTAAATCTATTATTGACAAATGGAGTGATACAAAAAAAGTATTTCGTTATATGTGTCGTAACACATTCAGGCATCCAGATTATCCAGTAAAGGTTGATATGAGTATTGTTAAAAGTTCAAAGAGGAGAGGAAAACAAAGTGTTCCGGAATATCAGTTTGTAGATTCTGGTTTGCTTGAAGCACCAGAACAATACGAGATTGAAATTGAACTGGAACATGCAGAAATTATGCGCAATGGCTATGATAAACCAGATATTTTGGGAAGTATGGTGAGAAAAGTAATAAAATTGGTAATGTCGGGACTTCAAGGAACAAATTTTCCGATATCATATACGGAGCAAAGTAATATTTTAGACTCATACATGAAAGTTTTATGGGGAGACAAACACCAGTCAGGCACGCGCATACTCCCAAAGAATTTTGTTGGACCATCACAATATACTTTGCAAATAAATAACATAGTTCCGATAAATAGTAGTTCAAAGATACCCAATATTAGAAAGCATTATACTGTTACGGAAAAAGCTGATGGTGAGAGAAAGCTATTATTTATCGCAACCGATGGAAAAATGTATTTTATTACAACGAACATGTCTGTTGAATTTACAGGCGCAGTTACAGCAAACAAACTCGTCCACAATACAATTATAGATGGAGAACATATTAAGGTGAATAAAAAGGGTGAGTTTATAAATTTGTTTGCTGCATTCGATGTATATTATCTTAATAACACAGACGTTCGAACTTTGGCGTTTGCGCCAACTGATCATGATGATAAAAAATCAGAAACAAAAGAACAATACAGACTTCTTATATTATCACAAATTATAAATGGTCTGGAGGCGAAATCTGTTTCCGCCACTGGTAAAAAAACAGCGAAAGACAAATCATCTGTTCGTTTTGAGACGAAAACCTTTTACCAAGATTCTAAAACACAATCTATTTTTGAAGGATGTGCATTAATCATGCAAAAAGTATCAGACGGACAATTTGAATATGAAACAGATGGACTAATTTTCACACCATCTTCAACGGGCGTGGGTAGCAGTGAAGTTGGAAAAACAACTGATCCAGTAAAGCGGACATGGGAACACTCGTTTAAATGGAAGCCACCAGAATTTAACACAATTGATTTCCTGGTAACAACAAAAAAAGCCAAAGATGGTAATGAAGAGATAAGCAATATCTTTCAGGGAGGAACAAATACAAGTGCAGTAACGCAACTTTCACAATACAAAACCCTGATTCTTCGTGTAGGATATGATGAAACTAAACATGGTTATATTAACCCATGCCAAAATGTCATTGATGGGGATTTTCCAAGCTCGAAAGATAAAGACACTACAAACAACTATCGTCCCGTGCAATTCTTTCCATCAAATCCAGCAGATGATGATGCCGGGGTAACAAATATTATGTTACAAAATGCATCATCAGGTGAAAAAATAATGTTAACCGAAGATGGTGAAGTGATTGAGGATAATACTATAGTAGAATTTAAGTATGAACTTACCAATAAAGCCAAGTGGAGATGGGTGCCGATTCGTGTTCGTTATGATAAAACAGCAGCATTTCGTAATGGAGAGAAAAATTATGGCAATGCATACCATGTTGCAGACAGTAATTGGCATTCTATTCATAATCCGATAACAGTTGAAATGATTACGTCCGGTAAAGATATACCCGATGAACTTGCAAATGATGACATATATTACAATGCAGTGGGTGACGATACCCAAACACGTGCCTTACGTGACTTTCACAATTTATTTGTTAAAAAATCACTTATTACAAATACCAGTAAACCAGGAGATACCTTGATAGATTTAGCAGTTGGAAAAGGAGGTGATTTCCCGAAATGGATCGCTGCCAAGCTGAAGTTTGTGTTTGGACTTGATATTTCACGTGACAACATTCAAAATAGGCTTAATGGTGCTTGTACAAGATATCTTAATTATAAAAAGAAATTTAATAATGTTCCTGCAGCATTGTTTGTAAATGGCAATTCCTCTGTCAATATTCGTAATGGCGATGCTACATATAGTGATAAAGGTAAACAAATTACAAAAGCAGTATTTGGTCAAGGCGCTAAAGATCGCATGGAGCTTGGTGATGGCGTATTTAAATTATTTGGTTATGGTGAGGAAGGATTTAACATATGCTCCATTCAATTTGCCATACATTATATGTTTGAAGGGCAGCAGGGATTACAAAATTTCCTGCGTAATGTCAGTGAAACCACAAAGGTAGGAGGATATTTTATTGGCACTAGCTATGATGGTAAAGAAATATTTAATCTATTGCGCGATAAAAAACAAGGTGAGAGTGTATCTATTATGCAAAATAAAAAGAAAATATGGAGTATTACCAAGCAATACGAGCGTGATACATTTGATGACGAAGATAGCTCTGTCGGATATGCAATTGACGTATATCAAGAGTCTATCAACAAAACATTTCGTGAATATTTGGTGAATTATGCATATTTAACAAGATTGTTGGAAAACTATGGATTTACCATAATTTCAGTGGAAGATGCGAAACACATGAATCTACCCTCTGGGTCGGGTATGTTTTCCGATTTGTTTAATATGATGAACAATGAGTTAAAACGTAAAACTAGATCAAAATTAAAATATGGGAATCGCGATGAATATGGCACAGCACCAAAGATGACTTCTGGAGAAAAGAGAATATCCTTCTTGAATAGATATTTTGTGTTTAAAAAGATCCGCGATGTCGATGCAGAAAAGGTGGCATACGACTTACTTGGCATGACAAAAGCAGAAGAAAAGGAAGAAAAAGATGCAGATGCCGTTGTGCAAGAAATAGTGAGCGAAGTAGAACAAAAACTTCCTAACGATATGCCGAAGGCTGCTGACGATATGCCGAAGGCTGCTGACGATATGCCGAAGGCTGCTGACGATA